TTTTTATAATCACTATTATCATCATTGCCATTCATTGTTAAAACTACTTCTAATTTATCAATATACATTCCATTAATAGTCTTACAACCAAAATGATGCGACACACGATTATATAAATCAGCTAAAGTCTCATTTCTATACATAAAGACAAACGATCCATAGCCACAGAATTTGGTAATTTCAAATACATACATGCGACCCGGTGCTTGTGCCATGTATTCATTTAATTTTGAATAATATAAATTTGAATTATTATTTGGAGATAAATTAAGATTCTGATTTTGATTTAACATTTTATAAACAAAATAAAAAGTCTTTAAATAGTTAAAATATATATTTAATTTACATACTTAAAGACAAATGCGACCGTATTAGACCCGGAGTTATTTTAGTCGTCCCATTAAGTACTGCTACATCTTCTAAAAAATTATTTACTAAATATCCACATGATAGCATATATAAAAATAATTCCAAATTATCACGCTTTACAACTTCTTCATTAATATAATATTCTAAATCACTATATTCTGATCTACTTTCTCTGTATTGATCTAATTTAAAGTCAAAATGATCTTCAATTACTATAATAGAAGCAAGTGGCGCCGATTTGTTTAGACATTCTTGTATTAAATCTCTACCAATAGTCTTTTGTTTTGATCCTAAGTTACGATTTATTAATAATTCTTTTAGATTATCTGTATTATGAATTGCGTGTGAAACCAATTCACCGCGGCAACGTATAAAACAAAAATCATTAATCTCTGAAGTAACAAATTCATCTAACATTGTTTTAAACATTTTTTGAGAAGCATTTTTTGCTGCATAACAAAACGTTGAACTTTTCAGATTTATGCCTTGTTTTTTGATTTCATTTATTAATATATTAAAAATTGTTTCATTATTTTTTGCAATTGCTGCCTCTAATAATTCAAATTTTAATGGGCATCCGGTTTCTATACCACGACATAAAATTTCAATATGCTCATTTATAACAGCATAATATAGCAATGGATATATTGCAAACAGACTATTACTAGTAAATGAACTGGACCCATCTCGTTCCAAAATATATTCATATAAGTCTAGATAATTATTTTTCATACAAGACATTACAATCATAAATGATGTATTTGGCTTACTAAATAAGGCGCGAATTTGATTTCCAAACCATGAAAAATTTTCTTTTGGCAAACACATAGATGATGAGTTTGGATCTTCTCTCCAGAATTTATATATATTTTTAAAAATTTCAATACGATGTTTTTGTGAAAAAATAAAATGTGATTCACAATCTATAATATCATCTATATTTTTCTGTGATGTTATATTTAGATCAGGAAATAAAAAATTAGACTGAATATGATATATTTGTTTATCTGGATTATGCTTGCTCCAACTTTTAAATTCCTGCGAATCTAATATGAAGTATGGTAACATATTGATATTTTGATTAATAATTTCATCTGACATTTTGATAGTTTATATTATTATTGTATATTATTTGTATTTATATTATTTGTATTTATAATATTTGTATTATTTGTACACTAAAAATAAAAAAAATAAAAATAAAAAAGACATAATGTCTTCTTATTATAGTTTATATTTTAATTAATTTTTAAATATAATGATTATACAAGTTTTATACAAGTTTTATACAAGTTTTATACAAGTTTTATTATAAATTGTCTTCATTATTTTCTTCTTCTACATGACTTGGTGTAGTTTCAAAATAAGATGTATCTGACTGGCATGTTAATAACTTATGATCAAAACAATCCGACATTTGATTAAATATTAGTCCAATATTTGTTAACTGTATTTCAAGCGCTTCCATTACTTGTTCAAAGAAATCAACGCTTGATCCATTACGTCTATAGCGTCCCATTGCATACATTGTTAGACTATATAGTGAATTGAAATCACTACCTGGATTAGGTCCCTTTGCTTTTATTTTTATACATAATAATACTTCCTCTGTAGGTAATCTGTAATTTTTAATAAACGGATCATTATAAACTTCTGTTTCTTGATTAAACTCTTCCCAAGCTAATGTCTCTAGCTCATGTTTATGAATTATAGTCCATCTGCGTAATGTATCAATAATAAAATTCTGCAATAATTCAAGACTATCAAAATTATTGTGTATATCACATTTACTTATATAGGTGGTATTTGACGAATTATATACTGCGGTTCTATTGTAAAAATCCATTTTTTTCTGTTATAAAATAATTGATGTGTTGCTCTTTAAGTTCTTTTTAAAATATATTTAATTTTATGATTTAAAGAAAAATAAATTTCAATTTTTTGTATTTTTGTATTTTTTTATAAAAAATTGATTTTATAATGTTTGCTATCTGGCTACATTATAAATAATAAAATAAAAATGAAGAAAACTTGTAATAAGTGTACTTTTAGAATATATTGGAATGATGACTATGTTCTTTACAGCTGTGGTCATACAATTCATACATCATGTTTATTTACTAATAAATATTCAATAATTAATCCTAGTTGTATTTTGTGTACAAATGGTAATCTTTTAAGACATAAATGTATCAAAAATGAAAAAATACTAGCTAAAAATATAAAAATACAGGAATTAAATCAGTCAAATCAGAATTTTAATATAGATATTTTAGAATATGAACAATCTAATAAAGGCCTAGAAAAAATGTATGCTATTAGTAAATTAATTATTATATTTATATTTGTATTTATAATCACTATTTGGATACAAATGTAAAACAACAGCACGAAAACTGGCAGTTATCAAATAATGAGCAACAATTTTTTTTTATTTTTAATTCAATACAATCGCCACAAATATTGCAACAATTATACATAGTAATAGTATTTAATAATTTTTCATCAGCAATACTTTCTTTTGGCGCCTGAAATGAGCTGTGAAAGAACCACCATTTGAAGCAATTGTCTCCACATAAATCACCATCCGGATCATCTGTAATACATGTTTCATCTATAATTGCCTTATTGATAGTATCTAAATTTATATTATCTTTTGTTTCAGTATACTTACTATTCATTTTAATTTAATTTAATTTGATTTGATTTAATTTGTTTTGATTTATAAAAAAAAATAAATTATTTTTATTTTTCAATTTTATCTTAATTATATTTTATTATTTTGGTTTATTACCATATCTTAAATATTCAGGTATACATTCTAAATCATATAATGCGTGTATTGTATATAAATATGTATCATAATCTCCATGTAATACATGCGAATATTCATTTAATCGTTTAACATATAATTTCTTAGCTTTTGTTTTTAATCTTTCTAATTCAGCTTGATATTGTTTTTCTTTTTCGGCAGATTGATTGGCTCCCATTTATTAAAATTTTATTTTTTTGTTTTCTATTTGTATATTTATTTTATTTACAAAACTTATTTTAAAAATTCAATTTTATTTTATTTTTCTCATTTTTATCTTTTTAATTTAATAAAATAGTTTCTGATGTGTAATCAGTTTTTAATGACCTCCATGCATTTTTAGACTTATTATAATATAAAACTACTTCGTAAACTGACTTTCGTGTAGTTCCGGTATTACATACTTTTAAAATACAATATTCCAACCATTCATTTAATGAATTATGAGTTTTAATATTATTATTGTTATCTCTTGAAATAATTTTATGACCATCTTCAGTATAACAAATAAATTCAACTCCTTTTATTAAGGTCTTGAATTGAGTTGGTTGTTTTATTACTTCATATAATGGTCTGCGTTTCACTATAGCTCTTGCTCTTTTATTTTCTTGATTTTGAGTAGGATCTTTAGTGTCATTTTTATTAGTATCTATTTCAGCCATTGAATTTTCAATTACACTATCATCTATTTCATTCATAAACTGATTAACATCTATATTTTTAATCTGGCTTTCTAATTCTAGAATTTTACTTGTTAGAAATGTCATGTCTAAATTATATTGCATTGTTTTTTTATTCATTTCATCACGTAATATTTCTATTTCATTTAGTTTTGTATTTTTAAATAACTCTTTTTTTTGTTTTAATGCCTTAGAAAATGCTAACTGCTCTTGTAATGCTTGTATTTCATTTTGGATTTGTATTTCAGCAGCATCTAAAGGATCAATTTGTTCTATATTATTATTATTATTGTTAAAATCTTTTATTTTTTCTGGCAATCGAAATGGATTTAGAGCATTTGTATCAGTATACACATTTTTAAAATCACCTTTATCATTAATTTCTAATCTTATACCATTTTGGTTAGAATCTTTCACAATTAATTGTTTTTTGAGTTCCTGATTTTCTTTTTTTTGGTTCATATAAGCACCCCAACCTTGATTTTGACCTTGACTATTTTGGTCCTCCATTTTGTTAGTTGTTGTATTATTTTATATTTAATATTTTTTAAATATTATATTCAAATCAATTTTATAATTATAATAATATATTATAAAATGGGGATAAAATTTACTGACCAATTTTCTTTATTACATTTTTCAAGTGGAACTATTGTTTATTTTTGGCGTCTTTCTTTTATTAAATGGTTTTTTATTCATATGATTTATGAGTTACTAACAAATACTAAATATGGCATTTATTTTATTAATAATTATTCTCAATGGCCTGGTGGTAAAATTAGTTATGATACACTAACAAATTCTATGGGTGACCAATTTTGGGCAATGATGGGATGGATATTTTCATATTTATTTATTTATTTTTTCTATAATGGATCCTTAGAAGATGATTTTATAAAATAATTTAAATATAAATTTAAATATAAATTTAAATACTATATATAATGTTTCCAAAATCTGAAATTACTATTTTTGTTAATCAGCGAAATGGAAAAAAATGTAAAACACATGTTTATGGATGGGGTGAAGAATATGATCTAGACAAAATTTGTGCTTATTTGAAGTCTCAGTGTAAATGCGGTGGAGCTGTTGTTACTAATAAAGACTATGGGCTAACTATTGAATTAAGTGGTGACAATAAAAAAGAGGTTTACGACTTTTTAATTGGCGAAGAAATATGTGTTAAAGAAGATATTACAATACGTGGTATTTAGTGTTTTACTTAGGCAATACAGACAACAAGTGTAGTCCACATCGTTTAAAGAATTTATCTAGTTCAACTGGATCGGCACCAGTAACTGAGTCATCAGGAATAAAACTAATATTGCCTGCTTTATAACAAAGAATTACCGGAATTCCATTAACCATCTTTTTACTCTTTAAAAACGCATATAAATCAAATGATTCATCTACATCAATTTCGCAACAAATTACATTATCTGGTGATGAAGCATAAAACGCATCTACAACTGGTTTGATTTTTTTACAAGGCCCACACCAAGTTGCACCTAATTTTAAAATAACTAGTCCTGGATTTTTTGCTAAAAGGTTTAAAAAATCTTGCCTGGAATTAAAATAGGATATAATAGTTTTCTCTTTTATTGGTTGAGACATTTGTTAGTTATATTATAAATAAAAGACTATAATTTTTTATTTATAACTTATTTATTTTTAATTGGTTAACTGGTTAGTTAATTACATTATTTTCTATAGTGCCTCTTAGTGTGTCTTTTGGGTCTGCGTCTAGTATTTCTACGTCTTCTTATAAATTTTCTCTTTTTAGTATATCTTCTGCTTTTGTGTCTTCTGGATCTGTGTCGATGATGACGACCTCCACCCATATTACTACCGTCACTACTACTAGGAGATTTAGGTTCATTAGTTTTTCCTTTTTTAAGTAAAGGTGTTGTTTGTTCTATAATATCTCCATCTCCAGTTATTACACCAGGAAGCATAAAGTTACTGCCTTGGCTACCACTAGAGCTATTACTAGGTAAACGTTCATAATCAATTTCTTGACTTTCATGAGGAGAAACAGTTATATCACTAACATTACTTTGTGTACTTGCTGATCTAGCATAATAAATACTTGGTATACCAGCACGAGGTGAGGTACTATTACTAGACTCTTCATTAATTAAATTTTGGAACCTTTCTAAATTTTGTCTAGCTAACTGCTGTCCAGTATTTCTAAATAAGTCAAATGATAGTGTATCTGCGTCTTTAGATGCTTTTGATACTATTGATGAAGATGATAATTCAGATGATTGCCTTTTACCAAGAACGCTTGGTAACTGAAGAGGAGACACCCCTGATGACGCACTAGATGACGCACTAGATACACTTTGATCTGAATGAACAGAACATATATCATTATAATCATTATCAATTACCAAAAAACCTCTATCTTCTAAATAATTTTTTAAATCTACCATTAAGCTACATACATTATTATAAGCAGGTATCCATGTATCTGTATCTGTCGCTTTATTCCAAACAATTTGTAGTTGGTTCAAAAGTTCATTCATTGTTTTAGATACTTGTATTCTTTGATTTGGACTTAGTTTCCAATATGCTGACAATAATAAAGAAAGTCCAGCAAATGTGGCCGCAACTGGATGTGATGCTATAGCACGTGTAACAAGATTTGTAGCCGCAATTAATGTATTAGTAGCAGTAGCACTTAATGTTCGAGCAATATTTCCTAATCCTGTCATAATTAATGATTCATCTCTAACAAGCGCTGGTCCAAAACCTCTAATTGTTGGCTCTACATACATTAATGTTGGATCTAAATTAGTTGCCGCTAAGCCAATCATTGTTAAACCAGCTGCCGCTTGGCCTGTAGGTTCAATTAGTGCTTTTGTTCGTAAATATGAAATTTTAGCTACACCAATAGTGTCTGTAACATAAGATCTTATCCAATCAGCATATTGTGAAATCAAACCAACTTGACCCTGTGCTTTCATTTTTTCTTCAAATTGTTTTACAATTTCATCACATATTTGTGATGTTATTGCTGGGTCAAAATCACGATTTTTACTCATATTTTCAAAAATATATGTAATATATGCTGCCGCATCCATTACAGCCCCTCTATTTTGACTTTGATTAACTAAGTGGT